ATGAACTGTCTGGCATCGCGTGAATATGATGCCGTGGTGTTTGTTGGCCCTGCTAGAACAGGCAAGACAATCGGCCTGATAGATGGATGGGTGGTCTATAACGTGGTCTGCGATCCGTCCGACATGCTGATCGTTCAGATGACGGAGGAGAAGGCGAGGGAGCACTCTAAGAAACGTTTGGCGCGTACGTTCCGTGTCAGCCCTGAAGTGGCAAAACGCCTCAGCCCGCTGCGCAATGATAACAACGTTCACGACAAAACATTTTTGGCTGGTAACTATCTAAAAATAGGCTGGCCATCCATCAACATCATGTCGTCATCCGATTTTAAATATGTTGCGCTGACCGACTATGACCGGTTTCCGGAGAACATAGACGGAGAAGGTGATGGATTTTCTCTGGCCTCAAAACGCACCACGACTTTCATGTCGGCGGGTATGACGCTGGTGGAGGGTTCACCAGGCAGAGAGATAACCAATACCAAATGGCGTCGTCAGTCACCTCACGAAGCACCGCCAACAACCGGCTCTCTTTCCCTCTATAACCGTGGAGACAGACGCCGCTGGTACTGGCAATGCCCACACTGTGAAGAGTATTTCCAGCCAGAGATGGAGGTGATGACTGGTTATCGGGACGACACCGACCCGGTTAAAGCGAGTGAGGCCGCTCATATCTGCTGCCCTCACTGCAACAACGTCATTACAGCTGACCTGAAACGCGAACTGAATAAATCCGGTGTCTGGCTACGTGAGGGTGAAAAAATTGATGTAGCCGGGAATCGTTCAGGTGAACCACGCCGCTCTCGCATCGCTTCGTTCTGGATGGAGGGACCAGCTGCGGCTTATCAGACGTGGGCGCAGCTGGTTTACAAATTACTGACCGCTGAGCAGGAGTATGAGGCAACGCAGAGTGAAGAGGCGCTAAGGGCGGTTATTAACACTGACTGGGGGCGTCCGTATCTGCCGCGTGCATCTGTCGAACAGCGCCAGTCAGACGTCCTGATGAAACGTGCTGAGGATTATGGCAAACGGCTGGTGCCGTCTAAAGTGCGATTCCTGCTGGCCGCAGTTGACGTGCAGGGCGGTAAAAAACGCCGGTTCGTGGTGCAGATAATCGGGTATGGCGAAAACGGGGAGCGCTGGCTGATAGACCGCTACAACATCCGCTATTCAATGCGACATGATGAAAACGGCGAGGCTTTGCCAATTCGGCCTGATGCCTATCCGGAGGACTGGCAACTGCTGGTTTCCGACGTGCTGGATAAAACTTACCGGCTGCAGAGCAACGAGGAACAGCGGATGACGGTTCTGGCAATGGCGGTGGACAGCGGCGGCGAGGAGGGCGTGACCGGAAATGCTTATAAATTCTGGCGGCAGTGTCGCCGGGACGGACTGGCCAGACGCGTTTATCTCATCAAAGGCGACAGCACAAAACGCCAGAAAACAATCACCAAAACATTTCCGGATAACAGCGGCAGGGCCGACAGGCGTGCTGAGGTTCGAGGGGAGATTCCTGTCTATCTGCTTCAGACCGATACGCTCAAAGACCAGCTGAGTAATAACCTTTCACGCGAAACGCCCGGTGCAGGTTACATCCATTTCCCGGACTGGCTGGGCGAATGGTTTTACGACGAACTGACCTATGAGGAGCGCGGCGCTGATGGCAAATGGCGCAAACCCGGAAAAGGTAATAACGAGGCATTTGACCTGTTCTGTTATGCGCAGGCCGTAGCCGTTCTGCGCGGGTATGAAAAAATCCGCGACTGGGAAAACCCGCCAGCATGGGCGCGGGAACAGGATGCCAACCCTAGTATCGTGACGGGCGATCAGCCTCTGCAGAAAACTGAATCAAAACCTAAAGCCAAAAAACAAAACGTTCCCAAACCAGCGCCACGAAATAGCCTCGCTTCAGATGGCTGGGCCGGGACGTCTGGCAATGGAGGATGGCTGTAATGACGAGAAGTGAGATTTACCAGATGCTCCTCACGGTGCGTCAGGCGTACACCGATTCGCTGGATGGAAAATCGGTATCGTTTACCGGCGTAAACGGTCGGGCTATTACCAACCATGATCCGGTGGCGTTACGCACCGAGCTGGATTACTGGGAAAGACGCTGGCGCGCTGAACGCGGTCGCGGCGGTTCTTACAAACTCGCCAGATTTAACTAAGGGCCGATATGGGATTTATTGAAAAAACACTCGGCGTTATTTCGCCTGGGTGGGCCGCTGCACGTGCGCAAAACCGCCTCCGGCTGCAGGCGTATGAGGCCGCTCACCCGTCCCGGCTGCATAAAAGCAAACGCGAATCCCGCTCAGCGGATACCGCTGTATTTGCAGCGGGAACCTCACTGCGTGAGCAGGCGCGCTGGCTGGATGAAAACCACGATCTGGTCATCGGCCTGTTCGACAAAATGGAGGACCGGGTAATCGGAGCGCACGGCATCCACGTTGAGCCACAGCCGCTCGACCTTGATGGCAATCTGCACGGCGATTTTGCCAGCCAGCTATCAGCATTATGGGCGGAGTGGTCAGTGCGCCCGGAAGTGACTGGGATGTTTACCCGCCCCGAGGCAGAACGGCTGCTGCTGCGTTCGGCACTGCGTGACGGTGAGGTGTTCACTCAACTGGTGCGCGGCAACGTAGCCGGGTTACAGCACGCCACATCAGTGCCGTTCTCGCTGGAAATGCTGGAAGCCGATTTCGTTCCATACACCCTGAACAGCACGACAGGGCAGCAAATCAGGCAGGGCATCATCGTTAACGCATGGGGGCGACCCACTGGTTACAAGGTCTATAAAAACCATCCGGCCTCATTTACCGGCTTTAACACTGAATTCAAAACTATTTCTGCAGACAACATGCTGCATCTGGCGCAGCGCAAGCGCCTTCATCAGCTGCGCGGGATCAGCCTTATTCACGGCGTTATCACTCGTCTGTCAGACATCAAAGACTATGAAGAGTCCGAACGTGTTGCAGCGCGCATCGCTGCAGCGCTGGGGTTCTACATCCGGCGCGGTGATGCGCAGTCTCTGGATGACAGCGGTGAATTTTCGGAGCCTGGCGGAGAGCGGTTCTACAACATCGCGCCCGGCATGATTTATGACGAATTAAAGCCGGGTGAAGACCTCGGCATGGTGGAATCAAACCGTCCCAACGTTCACCTCTACGAGTTCAGGAACGGGCAGATGCGGGCCGTTGCTGCCGGTACGCGCGGCAGCTACTCCAGCATTGCACGCGACTACAACGGTACATACAGCTCACAGCGTCAGGAGCTGGTGGAGAGTTTTGAGGGGTACAACGTTCTCCAGCAGTGGTTTGTGGGGCAGCACAGTCGCCCCGTATACCGTGCATGGCTGGCAATGGCACTCCTGAGCGGTATCGAAATCCCTCCCGATGTAGACCAAAAATCTCTTTATAACGCGCTCTATCTTGGGCCAGTGATGCCGTGGATTGATCCGGTTAAAGAGGCGCAGGCGTGGAAAGCCAATGTGCGTGGCGGTGCCAGTACTGAGGCGGAGTGGGCGCGTGCGCGTGGCAAAAATCCGCAGGAGGTTAAGCGCCAGCGTCTGCGCGAGACCGAATACAACCGGGAACATGGGCTGGTGTTCGATTCCGACGCCGCCAACGATAAAGGAGTGGTGTTAGATGCAACATCAAAAGAGTCAGACGACTCAAAAACTGATTAACCCTCAAGCCTCGCTGGCCGGTGTCGATGCGGCAAACGGTCAGTGCTGGTATGAGATTCGTGCGCAGGCAGCAGGGCGGGTAGAGATTTATCTGTATGACGTCATCGGCGGCTGGGGCATCACAGCCCAGCAGTTTGTGAATGAGTGCCGAGAGGCTGGTGTGTTTGAGGCCAGCGCCATCGACCTGCATATTCACAGCCCCGGTGGTGATGTGATGCAGGGCTTTGCCATTTACAACACGCTGTCACGCCTTAAAGCCACGATGGATATCTGGGTAGACGGCGTGGCCGCCAGTATGGCGTCCATGATTGTCTGCCTGCCGGGTGCCAACGTGCATATGCCGGAAAACGCCTGGATCATGATTCATAAACCGTGGGGTGGCATTGCTGGCGATTCCGATGAGATGCGCGATTACGCAGATTTCCTGGATCGTAATGAGGCGCTGATGCTTAACGCCTACATGAATAAAACCGGGCTTGGGCGGGAGGAGCTTGTGGCAATGCTGAAAGCCGAAACCTGGCTGAGCGGTGCAGAGGCCGTTGAAAAAGGCTTTGCCGATACTCTGGAACCTGAACTGCAGGCAGCAGCCTGTATGAATGAAAACAAACTGAAGGATTACACCAACATGCCTCAACAACTCCAATCACTGTTTACGCCACGCGCGGAAGGAAAACCAGCTGCTCAGACGCCAGCGCCGCAGATTCCTGCCCTGCAGGCAGCAGCCACTCCGCCCGCGCCGGTTCAGGCAGGCAACATTGATATCGGCGCATTGGCTGTTCAGTTGCAGCAGCAGATGCAGACGGCGAACGCTGAGCGCGTTAATGCCGTTAGTGCAGTGTTTGAGGCATTCCCGGCCTTTGCCTCTCTGCGCACCGAATGTATCAGTGATATGTCATGCTCAGCGGAAGTTGCACGCGGCAAACTGCTGACCGCGCTGGCGGCAGGCACAACCCCACTTGCCGGGCCGGGTGCTATTCATCTGCACGCGGGTAACGGCAATCTGGTGGGCGACTCAGTTCGCGCTGCAATCATGTCACGCGTGGGCTATGCGGAAGCAGAAAAAGATAATGCGTATGCAGGCTATACGCTGCGTGAGCTGGCACGTGCTTCTCTGGTTGATCGCGGGATCGGTATTGCCGGTCATCAGACTCCGATGGCAATGGTGGGTCTGGCATTCACCCACAGTAACAGTGATTTTGGCAATATCCTGATGGACGTGGCTAATAAAGCGGCGCTGATGGGCTGGAATGAGGCCGAAGAAATTTTTGATAAATGGACGCGGAAAGGGATTCTGACTGATTTCAAAACGGCGCATCGCGTTGGCCTTGAGACGTTCCCGACACTGAGCAAGGTGCGTCCGGGCGCTGAATATAAATATGTCACGTTGAAAGATCGTGGCGAGCCGATTGCGCTGGCAACCTACGGCAACCTGTTCAGTATTGACCGTCAGGCCATCATCAATGACGATCTGTCCATGCTGACCGGGATTCCGCAGGCGATGGGAAGCGCAGCCCGAGCAACAGTAGGCGATCTAGTCTGGGCCGTCCTGACCAGCAACCCGAAAATGTCAGACGGTAAGCCGCTGTTCCATGCCGACCACGGCAACCTGATTAAAGCCGGTCTGAGCATTGAAGGTCTGGACACGGCACGCAAGGCGATGAAGTTGCAGAAATCAGGTGAGCGTAACCTGAATATTCGCCCTGCGTTTATGCTGGCACCCGTCGCTATCGAGTCACGCGCCAACCAGCTTATCAAATCTGCCAGCGTGCCGGGTGCTGATGTTAACAGTGGCATCAATAACCCGATTCAGAACTTCGTGGAGGTCATGTCGGAGGCGCGTCTGGATGACAGCAGCGCGACTGATTATTACCTGGCTGCAGCGCAGGGCCGCGACACTATCGAGGTCGCCTATCTGGACGGCATTGATACCCCGTATCTGGAGCAGCAGCAGGGGTTCACCATTGATGGTGCGGCGTTCAAGGTTCGCATTGATGCAGGTGTTGCCCCTCTGGATTATCGGGGCCTGGTTAAAGTCACCAACAAATAAGCCGCCTCCGGGCGGCTTTCTTATATCCGGGCGGCGCAGGCCGCCTTTTTCATTGGAGAGTAACGATGGCAACGAATTATCAGCAGGACGGCAGAACGATTGATTATCTGAACACCGGCGCTACTGAAATTGCCTCCGGCGAGGCAGTGGTTGTGGGGGCGCTGGTGGGTGTAGCGCATGACGATATTCTGGCGGGTTTATGGGGTGTGCTTCATACGGCTGGGGTGTTTGTACTGCCAAAAGCGGCAGAGTCTGTCGGGACGGGCCAGAAACTCTATCTTGCAGACGGCAAGGTGACGGCGGAAGCAGGTGAAGATG